CGCTGAAACAAATCCTCAAGCCCCGCAATAGGGGTATGTTTTTGCTTAAAGCCCCCTTCTTCATTGGGGTTATCCTCAAATACTTGGTCGTCTACAGTTTCCCAGTCTTTGTATTGTCCAGTAGGAGTAGCCGCAGGGGCAGGGGTAGTAGCCGCAGGAGCGGGAGCGGGAATGACGGGAGCGGCGGCGGGGGTAACGATTTCAGCGAGGTTAACTGGCGCGGCTCCCCCTTTTAACCCAAGGCTTTCGTAAAACTGCTCAGGGGCAGCTACAGCGGGAGGGGCAACAGCAGCAGCGGGAGCAACAACAGGCGCAGCAGCAGTGGGAACAAAGGATAAAAAGTCCCCACCGTCCTCGATCTTTTCGGGCCGTTCTGCTAGGTTATCTATGAATCTACTCATACAGCCTCACCACCACTAGCTGTAATGGTTAACCCCACTGCGTCAGCTTTTACCTGAATCGTGTCCCCATAGTTCATAATTTGAACACCTTTCCACTGGTACAAATCATTCCGGGCAATTGTTACTTCATGCAAGATAGCATTACCGTCAACTGCTGTACCTCCTGTAGGGACAATATTTATGGTTATTTTTTTGCTACCAACAGTCGTATTAGCTATGTCCATCTGCTTGACATAGGTACGGGAGTTGACCGGAGTCGTATACAGCGTTGTATAGGCTGTACCAACTACAGATTGGCCTAACCTGACAGGGGTGATGTTCTGGTAATTTGCCATTACATGTTAAGCCAAATTAGGGTCTGGTTGGAAGACACTTGTGAGCTAAGAACGCTGTTGTGATTATCCAGCAGATTGAAGTAGAGCCGCAACACATTATTGAACTTATCTTGACTCTGTTGGTCGTACTCTGGTAGAGAGATTGGAAGGGCTGGAGCTACAAAGCTGGTTGGGATACTCATGGTTTACCCCAATGTAGTAGCTCAAGTTCTTTTCGGGCGGTAACTGCCTCTTCCAGTGTCTTAAAACATTTTGAATACAACGACCGTTTGTCTACTGTAACTTTAGCCATATAGGTATTGTGCATAGTTTTACTAACCCCGGTGACTCCTGTTTTACTGTTTGCTCGTACCCGAACATTCCTATTTTGAGTTTTTACCCCCGCCCACCTACAATTTTCAGGCTTATAGTTCCCGTAGGTGTCTATCCGATCAAGCGTTTCATCCCCAATAGGTTCCCCCATAGCTGCTTCAAAACGTAAATAATCGTGCCATTCTTTGCAAACAGTAACACCTTTACCGCCGTAGCGCGGGTAATCTTTATCAGTGGAATTGTAACAACGGCGCATCATGGCCCGCCATGTGTTATACGAACATTTGTTCCACCCACCATGCTTAGTTATGCGGTCTTTTAAGAAACATCCACATGAAGTAGTGTTCCCTGTTACTAACCCCCCAGCCGGAACAAGAGTTTTTTTCCCACATTCGCAAGCACATTGCCATACAACCTTTTTATTTGCGTCAGTGCCTTCTCGATTTAGTACAGTAAGACGCCCAAAAACTTGCCCAACACGATTGATAAAACGCCCCATGATAGACTCCAGAGTGAAAGAGTCTCTACTATAACATGGAATCAGTGCGTACATCTACCGCCTCCCATCAGGCCGCACATCAATCCGGGGGGAACCTACCTGCCACTGAATTCCAGCTTCGGTGGACTCAATCTTGATCGACATTTGCCGACCGCGAACTCGCGTGTTGATCTGCCCGGTGAACTGCTCTACAGGGTAAGTCGCAGTCCTTGTTACAGCCGCTGAACTCTGGCTGGCTACCGACTGATTGGCGTTTGTACTCGCATTGTTGTTATACCCGGAGCCTGAGTTGGCAAGGGGCAGTAGGTACATAGTCAGCGCTGGATTAGCCGCAGTAGACCCACGGAACGTAACGTCAGGAAGCACCCGCCAGACAAACGAGAAGTTGTTGCCGTCATCCAAGTCGAACTCAGCCGAAGTAATGAAAGCCTCGATAGGAACTGTAGCGCCTGTTGAAAGATCATCAGTGCCAGTTTCTTGGAACATAAGCTTGTTCACAGTTCTATCTGCTGCGATTGGTAAATGACTGATAACCCCTGAGTCTATCCATGCAGTCCGGGGCATCGTGCCGTAGTACCAAATCTTTTCTAAGTAGTTGTACGCAACATACCTATCAATAGTATCAAGCCCAGCTTCGCAGTAGAACCACCAGACTTCATTGAATTTTTCTAGCGTACTAGCAAAGGTTTGAGTTGACTGGTTGTTATTGAACCCCGGCACATCGTCAAAAACGTACTGTCGCAGATCACAAGACAACGTACTTGTGCGTCCATCATAAGCGTAGAACTTGTCTGAACCCATCCAGTAAGTAACGCCCGCAGCCGTAGCCCATGCTCGGTCACTAAGGATCGTGATGTTATCGCTAAGCAGAGTAGCCCCCCATACAAGCGGAGAGCCAAGGTATTGCAAAGAATAAAACGATGTGTCAGTCCAAACGAGGATTTCTTGCCGGGTTTGTGCGACAGCTACGATATAAGAACCGTGAGAAAGGCGTAGGCTACCCGCTTGATTTGTTGACGCTGGAGTCCAGTTAACCGTACTTTCTTGGTCTGACCACCGGATAAGCATGGGGTCTGCGGTAGCTTCACCGTAATCGTTAGTGCCAAAAGCAAAAACAAACCTAGAAATGTCTGATACAAGAAGTACATTTTGCATCAACGGAACGTCTGAAGCCCCCGCCAAGGAGGATAACAACACCCCCCGAGTGTTCAAAGGGTCAGCTACAGAGGCATCCCAGTAGTAGAAAGCCCCGCCATTAGGGCCATAAATAAGGTCTTGCCCAAAGTTTTGAGCGTTCCAAACCCGCATAGGTGTTGTACCGGGTAGACCTACGCCCCACACCCCTCCACCCCAAGAGCCAGCCCCCCACCCACTAGAAGCTGTTACCACAACCCCGCCTATAGGGATTTCGTAATACCCAATTGTGAAAGTTCCACCATTCCCTACATCAGAACCGTTAGCTACGATGGGGAATGTACTAATCGTGTAAGTATCGGCTGTAGGAGTAGTTAATATCTGGTAGTTCTGGTTTAAAACCCCAACAGTAATGGCCCCCCCAAGACCCACAGCACCCGAGAAAGTTACAAAGTCCCCTACTGAAGAACCAAAACCAACATCAGTAACTGTAATTGTAGAAGAACCGTTTGTAGCTGCGAAAGTCACATCCCCCGCAGCGGTAGTTTCCCGAAGGGGAGTAATGTCAGAATAGGTAAAGCCAGCGTTTATGTAGTACTTGAGGTTAGTCCCTACGCCAAGGTAGCCTACCCCATAGTTGGTAGACCAAGGCCAGAGGGAGCGGCAAGTACCTTGATAAGTGCTGCCGGGAGTGACCGGCGACCAGCCCCCGATCTTCTCAGGGGTGCCTAGACGAAACCTAATTTTATTGCCATCGTACCAACCGTTCTCGTTGGTGTATCGAGTATTTTCGCGGTTGACCCCACTTCTAAACGCCAATTTCTTCAAAGACATGATATACTTCTTCCATTTACAGGGAGAACACTATGTACGTTTACGTTTGGAAAGACCCCAATGGCACCCCATTTTACGTAGGTATGGGAAAGAACATACAACGAGCTAACCCAAAAACTAAAGGCCATCGTAATAAAATCTGCCTTGCTAAGCTTTTTGAAATTGGTGCCGACAAAGTTTTGATAGAACTTAGGTTTGCTGCTAACGATGAAGCCGCTAAAGAACTTGAATCCCAGCTTATTGCCCAATACGGTAGGCTTTGCAACAGCAGCGGATCGCTTACAAATATATCTGTGGGGGGAGAATTTCATCGTACTTCCCCAGCTACATGCAAAAAACTACAAGCCCTATGGCAGGTTCCGGAACATTGTGCAAAAATTTCTATTGCCCGTGTAGGTAAGAAACGCAGCTTACCGGAAAGCACCAAGAATACTTTACGCATCTCGTTGAAAGCTAACCCCGCAATGCAAGGTTGGGCTGAACGCAACGGGATAGACGCCGATTTTGATGCTAAACGTATTGCGGGTATAAAAGCTGCACAACCTAAACGTGCAGAAAAAATGCGCGATCCCGTGGCTTTAGCCCAGCGTAAAGAACGCTTAAAGGCCACACTTAACTCCCCTGAATACAAAGCTAAACGAGCCATTTGGGACACCCCTGAGTATCGTAAAAAGCTATCAGAAAACAAAAAAGCATACTGGGCTAAACAAAAGCTCGTACCCCAGAACGGTCAATGATAAGCGCTTGTCTGCGAGGAGAAGCCCCTGCTACGTTGGTTACGCTGATGTGTGTCCACCGATCAAACTCACGAATAATCTGGTCATAGGGTAAACCCGAGGCTATGACTGTACGAACCACTTCATCCGGCATCATGCCCGGTATGCGAATATCTGCGGCACAACCTAGTCGGTGCTGGCTAGTATCCCTGCTACCTACTGCATCGTTGACTTGCTTGCAGCGGAACGCTGAGTTGATCATAACAGGCTTATCGCCTAGTAGTGCTTTAACTTTCTCTAGCAGTTCAGCCAAGCGTTGAAGGTTGGCAATCTCATCCGTATTAGGGATGTTATCGAACTCACGGTGATCCGTGTGGGTCAGTTCTGCTAGAGAGAAATGCGGTGTCATTTCAGTGCCTTTTGCAGCGCTACGGTCTTATCTTGGCTGGACTTACTAGAGCCAAAGTAGTAGGACAGAACCTGTTGAGCCGCAGCGGTAGCGTACCCAAGTGCAAAGATAACTAGCTGTTGCTGGGCTGAATCAATCGGCTTGAACAGCAAAATACCAATGAACACAAACGTCATCAGCACAGTGCCTAGCGCAAGAATCGGCACAACAATCTGGCTCAAAGTGTTTCCACCAGCAGCAGCTACTGCGGCTTCCCGCTGACGGGCTGAGTCACGATCTTCGCTCTCGGCTTGGAATTGGCGCAAGTCCATTTCAGCCAGCTTAGTCGCTGCATCTGGATCACCTGCAATAGCTTTCGCTACTGCTTCCACACTGTCTGAAACCCCGAACTTACTAGCAATAGCGCTGATAGCAAGACCCCCCAACGGGCCACCAACAGCGGTAGCTACAGCAGGGGCAATGCTTCTCAGTAGGCTAAGCAGTTCATTCATCGCGCCTCCAACACGGCAATACGAGCGGTGAGTTCTTGGATTGCCTTGACCATTACTGGAATCAACTTAACGTAAGACGCTTCCAACCTATCAGGATTCCCAGTAAAAACAAGGCTAGGAATAGACTCTGTTGGGGTCTGGCATGACTGCAAATCTTGCGCGAGAAACCCCGTGTCTGCAATTCCAACCTTGCCCCCATCTCTCATGTTCCAGTCAAAGGAGACAGGATTAAGCCGGTTAATAAAATCCAGTCCCGGAACTAAAGGTTGGATGTTGGTTTTGTCCCGAGCATCAGAAAGACTAACAAGAGTGCCGTAGTAGCGCAAAGTAAGGACTGAGCTATTTCCAAGTGTAATTTCGTTAGCTGCCGCCCCGCCAGATGGGAGAGCATCGTTCCCTATTACTGTTATGTTACTACCACCATAACTAACCCCCCAAAAAGAACTTGCCGCCCGATAACCAATAGCTGTGCAATTATCCCCCGCAAACGCCGAACCAGTAATACATCCAACACTTACATTTCCATTTAAAGCACCAATGGAACCCCCAGAACCATCTCCAACAGAAACATTGTACTGACCACTAACAACTTGGTAGCCCGCATCTGCTCCAACACCAACATTTGCGCTGCCTGTAGTAACATTTCGGAGCGCGTTGTACCCTAAAGCGGTGTTGTTACTGCTAATAACCTTAGCTGCCGCCCCTGACCCAACAGCGGTGTTGCTACCTCCGACTAAGTTTAATGCTAAAGTATTATTCCCTACGGCAGTATTAAAGAGCCCTTGGGTAAGTATTGCTAACGCATTATTTCCGACAGCCGTTGACTGATAAGCTGTTGTAGTAGCCGCCAAAGCGCCATTTCCTACCGCTGTATTTGAAGCAATTGAATAAAGCCCCCTCCCGACTTTCACTCCGTTGACAGTGAGGCTAGTACCGTCGAAGATAAGGTTAGCAGAGCCTACCGCTGCCCCACTGGAGTTGTATATTACTTGGGTGGTAGTACTTGTTCCGACACTACTCGGTGCAGCACTTACAACATTTGTGCCATCACATAGCAGGATTGCCGTAGCACCGTTAAGAACAGAAATCCCAGTGCCAGCAGAGGTTTTAACCGTGATAGCAAAGCCGCCAGTTGTAGAGTTCTTAATAAAGTATATTTTACTTGTACTAGGGACAATTACATTTCGCGCTACTGTTAGAGCGACTGAAGAAAGCATGTTTATAAAAGCATACCGTGATTCATTTGGCGTAGCGCCATTCCCGCTAGTCAACGTTTTGTCAACATCAGCCATCGTAACGTCAATATACCCAGCAACGGCAATGTCTACAATGTCTGTAAAGCTATCGTTTATAGGCGTTCCCCAGTTAGTTTCTCCAACACTGGGTTTAATGAATTTTAGTCGAGTGGTATATGTAGGCATGATTTATCCTATGAAACGATTTGTTGCCAATTCGGCGTTTGAGTGTTGGTTATTAAGCCCCAGACAAGCGCAGTTCCAATTTGTCCGTAACCTACAACACCAGAAGGGTAGACAATAACATCGGAAAAAACAGTAGGTGTCCCAATGTACCCAGTAGCTTCAACCCCAGTGACTAGAGCAATAACATCAATATTAAAAATCCAACCAGTATTATTGCCACTGTTTGAATTTGTTCCCGAAGTTGCATCCCAAACAGCCCCGCCAGTGGCAGCAGAATCCTTGATGGTCAAGTACAACACCGTATCAGTGCCAGCCGCATCAGAGATGGTTGCTTGAGTTCCGGGGGTTGTGCTGCCTAATGATTTTGAGTTTGTACCAGTGGTGACGAAGGAGCCTACTGTGCTAGTGGTTCCTGCGGCAAGGTTCAGAGTGCCGCCGGTGTGGGTGAGCGCTCTTGCGGTTACTGGGCCTAATGTCAAGGCGTCAAGGCAGTTGGTCGTTCCGCTGTTGCTGAAGGTTACTGGGAAATCCATTGCCTTACCATTACTGGTAATCGTCTGTGTGCCTGTCCTGTCAAACGTAGTAACTAACGCGCCACTAGTAAGCGTCATGCCGGATGCTAGGGTCAGATCGCCGTAGATAGTGCGAGTATTGAGGGCAAGAGTACCAGCAAAACCAGTGAAGTTTAAGTTACCAACTGCGACTATGATAATGCTATCCGTACCAGCAGTTATGTTTGCGTCTATTAGGCTTTCAGTGGTGGCTATTATTGTTCTAGTGCCAACTCCCAAAGCATATGTAAAGTTAACGATGGGAGTAGTTGTGTAGGTGAGGCCCACTGCTGAACTTGTAGTCCAAACTGTTAAACTATTACCTGTAACGTTTATAGTTCCATAGCTTTGGGTAAGTGTTCTGGCAGTCCCAAGCGTATTAGACCCATTAAAAGCAACAGCGGTTAAATTGTTACCGTCAAGATTAAAAGTACCAGCGCCAAGCGAAACTGTTCCTGAGCTACCCGCTATACGTTGAACAGTGGTACTGGTTTGTAACGTTAACGATCCATTTGGACAATTAACAAGAAGGTTATTAAGTCCTAGAAAACCTGCGTTTAAAGTATTATTTAACCCTTGCCCAAGAAAACTAAACGAAGGGCTAGTGGCTCCAGTAATAATAATCCCAGCGGGCACAGTATTTACGTTACCATAAAACTTAGGATCAGTATTCCCAAGGTTTAAAGTCATGTCTAAACCTCGCATACTCATATCCAACGACCCAATATCTGTGTTGGTGTTTATGTTTATAGTAGCTGAGTCGTTTAGACCTGTATTTTCAATAACAGCAGTATCTTGGGGTAATGGGAAATTGTTAACCGCTGCTGCGCCACCAGAGGTCAATGCCCAAGCTGTATCAGTCCAGATACCACCGACAGGACGGTTCCAGTACACAGTTTTAGGAGCGTCAAAGTAAATCCCACTGTTACTCAAACAGTCACCAAGACGAGTACCTGACCACGGCGCAGATGCCCCCGCAGCAACAATGTCCCGGAAGTCTACGTCAGCCAAAGTTGCTAGGGTGGCAACAACTAAAGCGCGGGGAGTTCCTACAATATCACTTACAACACTCATACGAGTAGAGGCTGTATTTGTTGCGCCGAGGGTGAGGGTGCCGTTGATGGTCTGGTTAGCGCTGAGGGTAATTATCTTTTGCAGCGCGTTTGTGGATACGTTTAGGTCGAAAAAGGCATTTTCGCCAGTCACTGCAACTGAACCAATAGACGCAGCGGTAGAGCTAAAAAGAACGTTGTAGAATGTTTGTCCACCACCAGCGAAAGTCATTGACCCGTTAGAACAATTGATTGTAGATATACCAGCATTAAACGTAAGATTGGTAGCAGCTAGGTTAACTGGCGTAGTTCCAGAGCAAGTGATTGCCGAAGCGTTTAGTTTTATTGTTCTTGCGTTTGTGGTGGTTGTAGAAGCAAAACTATTTAACGTCATTGCAAACCCGCCGGTATCAAACGTACCCGCAAGGATGTTAGGGGAGCCTCCACCTGTAATAGTCAAATTACTACCAAGAGTCCAATACCCATTGACTCCGTTAAATCTTACAGTCAGCCCAAGCAACGTAACATTGTTGGTAGTAAATGTCTTACCTGAAGATGTAGCTAGGAAATTTAAAATAGAACCCGCAGCGCTGCTAAAAGCCACTCCCGTAGCCGCATTCAGCCAGCTACCATGCACGTTAAGAACTGAAGGGGTTGCTAAGTATGTTACGGTTACAGTGCCCGTAGCAGGGCCAGAGATGCTTATATCAAGGCAAGTAGAAGCCGTTCCAATCGTAACTATATAGCTGAAGCCCCATGCCGCGCTATTAAAAATAACATTGTCCGCAGCCGTAGGCACACTTGCGCCAGCAGCGCCACCAGACGTAGCAGACCAATGCGTTGTTGTAGCATCCCAAGTACCGTTGCCACCTACCCAGTATCTATCTGCCATTCCGAACCCCTAGATTTAAGCGATACGGATCAGGGCTGTAGAAGCAGTGGCGGCGGGCATCTGGACTGTGAAAGTACCACTTGTGACAGTCTTGTCTGCGCCAAAGTCAAGAACAGCAATAGCCGCATTAGAACGAGTGCTGTCGTAAATCAACGCCCCACGGGCTGTAAATGTCGCCGTAGTCCAAATAGAGTTACTAAAGGTAATCCAAGCAGTCCCCGGCGATGTAAGGTTAGAGCCGATAACCGCATCAGCCAGTGTGTTACCACCGATGGTGTACCCAGTACCTACAACTTCAAAAGCACCTTGCCCCGTTGTTGGGACATAAACGGTAGTTGTATTGTCCAAAGTAGCCAAGTTGGTATACAGCGCGATCTTCATCGTGTCTGCCAAGGGGGTGTATGCACCCGTCAAGAAGCCAACTTTGGCTGAAGTGCAGAAAGCGTTACCTGTAAAAGCCATGATAAATCCTGTTTGTTAAAGTACTTGAGTACGAAGCTGCCCACTACGATACGCATCTTGACGCAACTTACCGTCACCAAGACTCTTGAGCAAAGTAAGGGATTGCTTGTATTGGTCAGCATACATAGCCACCATGTCAGGCTCACCCTTCATAAACCGGATTGCCTCAACCATCACTGCGTTAAACAGCGCTGAATCAAAGTTTTCCCCAAGCCAAGAAGTATACGGCGCTACCGTAATGCTCACAGGGTAATAGAAGTAATGAAGCTCAGCAGTCAGCCCAGCATTCGGGGTAGGGCCAAGGATTATTGTGAGTTCTTCCAGAGTAGCGCTGTCAGGGCCAAAGATTGCGTAGTACTTAGGAGTCCCAGTGTCCGTAGTCGGATTAGGGTACGCCTCCCGGATGAAGTTAACATCCTTGTTCAGCAAGTACGAATACGCCCCATCAGCCCCCACCACTGCCAAACTAAAGACAGAAAGGAAGTCCGTAGGTAGCGCTAGGTACTTGTTTGTAGCTGTAAGACTACCAATAACGTTTTTACGCAGCGAAGGCAACTGCACCGAATTGTAAATCTTCTGCTCAGCCAACTGGGTCATCGTGGCGAAGTCAGTTGCTGTGAACGTGTTTTCGCAGTAATCCTCAACTGCGGTTTGCAATTCAGTGTAGTTCATGCTTTACGCCATTGGGCCTCTTGAGTACAAACCCTTAGTAGCTGCACCAGTTCCACGCATCTTGATGCCGGTAGACTTAGTTGGCTCATTACCCGCTGACTTGCTAGTCGCACCGACAGACATATCGAGGGCTTCAACTTTGCTGCGGTTCACCCCTTTACCGGGGTTGGCTTCTGCTTTTACTACCTTGCCCGACATAGTATGGGGTTTAGCGTAAACAGCAGCAGAACCAACTTCTTTGCCGCCCATCTTCTTGCTGAACTTAGCCATGATCAATCTCCTTGATTCTTAGCGCGGGACATATTGCGCCCGTACTTCATGCGGTCATCAGTCGTTGGGCCGCCCTTTTTGAGCTTCAAAGCTGTGCCTTTGCCGCCCTTATGCGCTTGAGCATCGTGCTGCTTAAACGCTTTCTTGATCATGGCCTTGTCTTGGGCCATGTCACTTTTCATACCTTCTTTAGCCATGATCATTCCTTATGTAATCGTTACGGTGACTATACCAATAGAACCAATAGGTGCCAATGGGTTGGGGGTTAAAACAGCATCAAACAAACTTGACCCGCCTACCGGGTTCCATCCCCAAAAGATGTTTCGGCTACCACTACCTAGATAACCTGAAGAAAGAAGGCCAGAAGTGACATAACTACGATCAGGACGGGGATTACGAACGGCTTGCGGATCATCAACTGGGTACATCCCTAAGAGCAATTGGGGGTGGTCAGCTTCCCAACATTCATTACAAACCAAAACTTGAACAGCTTTGGTCTTGACTACCAACCCTTTAAGGTCTTTTAACTTAAAGCGAAAGCCACACCGATCACACTCCGATATGGCCTTCCTACCAGCGGTGAATCTGTTACCCATGCTGTGCTACTAGCTAATGAACTGTTGGCGCGGGACAAACCTGACCGCACTCCTATCTCTATCTTCGCCCGCAGCCATCTCCCATGCAGCATCGTACTGAGCCTGAAGCATCTGCGCCCGCTCTAGTCCACCGGGGACTTTCAAAGCTAGGTAAGAAGCCAAGCCCGCAATCATGCAGGGGAGGAACCGGAAGGGAACATCCATCGTATTCACACCGTTACCCGCATCCTGAAGCCTACGCAGCCGCCAGTATACGAACGTATAGGTCTGAACATTATCCGGAATAGGCCAAACAGTGATGGTAGGAATGGGGGAAATCCGGTCAATATAGACTTGAATCGGTCTAGCTTGAGTCAGCTTATTAGGGATCGTGGCATAGGTAGACACGCTAATACGGGTAATGTTTAAGTCAGCTTGGGTAGAAGCTGAACCCGCCCCCGTCCTGACTACATGCTCAAGAAGGTCAACAGTATCCGCAGGGAGGGAGTACGTAGCAGTTCCGGGGACTAGAGTGATCGAGCCACTGTCAACAGTCCAGAGATTAACACCACGGTTAGCCCAGTCGGCAAACAGAAGGTTCAGCGACCGCCTAGCAGTCCGCATGTCATAACCAGTCCGAAGCTCCGCACCGCAGCGCTCAAACGCCTCTTCAACAATCTCAGAAAGATCGAGGTTAAAAGCTGTAGTACCGGAGGTTGTCATCTAGCACTTCCACGCCCTAAGGCTTTTATTGATACGACTATTCGGGTCTTTGGCTGTCTTTTCAGAAGTCAGCTTCTTCTTCATTCCGGTCATCCGGGCACAGAATGACTTCTTACGTGGGCCACCTTCTGGCTGCGGAGCCTTCAACCCCGGCTTATCGGGATTAGCTTTATTGTAAGAAGCCCGTCCAGCAGCATTCAAGCCACCTTCAGGGTTCTTACCTTCCTCTCGCTGCCATGCAGGAGAACCGCCCGCAGCAAACTTCTTTGCCTTGGGCATCTTGGCTGGGTTGATATCACCCATGCCCCGGCTGGCTCTCATCGCATCATCCCACGGGTTTTACCCCGCTGAGCGCAACCGTCACCACGGGTAACTGAACCACCGGAAGCGTACTTGAACGTCTTTGGTTGGAGCCTAGCTTTCATCATGGAGTTGATGTCTGTCGGGCCTGTTTTTGCGTAGTTATCTTTTGCCGTCTTTTCGCGCATCCTTGCGCCCATAGTTTTAAGTTCGTCTGAAGACTTTTTCGCTGGGGCTTCTTCCTTAGCTACTGCGGGTACACGGGATTTCAGGTTATTTATCTTGTTCATGTACTCTGTACGAGTAAGACCTGACTCTGCAAATTCTTTCGCTGTGCCCATTTTCAGTGTGGGTTTAGGCTTTGGTTCAGGCTTAGCTTCAGGTTCAGCTTCTTTGGGGGCAGCGATAGACCTAGTTTTAGGCTCAGCAGCTTCTTCAGCTTCAAACCTTTGGTTAGCTTCCTCTAGGGGATCAACGTCCCCACCTTTTTCAAACTTACGCATTTTCTTAGCCATCAGCACTGCCCACCTTTCATCATGGTGATCATGGTGCCTTTGGTTTTGCCCCGCTGAGC